TTTGATAATTTAAGCCGAGGAGAACGTAACAGACTTATACTTGGTTTAAGTTGGAGTTTCAGAGACATATATGAAAGTCTTAACAGACCAATGAACTTGATGTGTATTGATGAACTTGTAGACAGCGGTATGGATAGTATGGGTGTGGAAAATGCACTTGCAGTACTGAAAAAAATGCATCGTGAACAGGGTAAAAACATCATGTTGATATCGCACAAAGAAGAACTGATAGGTCGTGTAAACAATGTATTAACCGTTGTAAAAGAAGGCGGGTTTACAAGTTATAACACAGATACTGAATATGTTGGTTGATGTCAATTTAGGTGAAAATGCAGAATACACCTTAACTTATAAACTATTTGATAACCGTGTTGCTGAAACAATATGGCAACGTCTTAATAAACATAACTTTCCAGTATTAAGTAATAGTAGTTGCTACGGTTTTGGCGAAACTGTACAAGACGTAAATCAAATTTTAGAAAATACTATTCAGGAACTTAAAAATTTAAAGCCTGATATAGACATAACTTCCAGAGACTTAAATTATTTGCACGATGTTTTTGCAAGTATGCATTATAAACTGATGGAAGAAAAATACCCCAGCCAGAAACTTTATGATGTTTTAGTAAAGTTAAATGACACAATACACCACTTAGAAGATTTAAGCAGAAGTAATAAACCCAAAATTGTTATACTTACAGATGATCCTGGTGAGGAACTTTTAGATGAAGATTATGATTTGTTTACTCCAGATATGAAAAAGGATTGGTTATACATGGGCTACCCTCATGTGGGGAAACACATAATGGCTATCTTTAATGATGGAGATATAGATATTCCAAAAGATCAAATACAACCTACACACCTTATAAAGTCTTTTTTATTATGCTGGTTAGATGAAGATTTATTTGCTGGAAAAAAATATATGCTAAACTTGAACAGGTTCCTGGCAAAAATACATAGCAAACTGCCTTACTCTTTAGGAGATAAAAGACTGGCTATAGGAAAGATACCGTTAGGCAAACTAACACACGAGCCAGATTTATCGGAAATAAAGAAATATCGCTTCATACATTCTATTAAAGCATACTAATTAGGTCCTTCGGACCTTTTAAGTCTTCGTCAATTCGTTTCGTTTCACTCAACTCATTTACTCGACTTAAAGTGTTTCCGTTATCATGTATGGAGGAGTCATAATTCTCCTATACAGGAGAATCTGGTCATCATGTGATGTCATCGCCATCTTATCTCGGGTGCTGTTAGGAACCGGTGAGCCTTATGTCCCCTTACACTACCGTCTCGAATCTCACGGAAAATATATAACCTAGATAAGTTTAGTTATATATTCAGTAGGTTGCTTTTTCTCATTGCCTACATCCTTTTAATACTGATGTCGTGTTTGTATCTTTGTCGCTATACATCTCCAGATCTCGCACCGTGTTTAACGGATTGTCAAGGAGCCAGAATTTATTTGCCTCTGTTGGGGCCGGTGTATAGTCCTATGTGTGTGCCTTAATGATGTGCCTTGTTGTGCCTTGATGTTTGCCTAGCAATCCTACTTATAAGGTCTTTAAGGCCTCTTTAAGGATTTTCGAACCACCTACACGAACATTAATTATTCCATTGTAATAATCATCAGTTTCAAGTACTCGCCTTTCGAATTGCTCTCTGGCTTCTAAGTAACTTGCAACTCCTCTACTAGGGCAATAGTAAAGTATTTCTCTACGAAATTTATCCTCGCCTAGTTCTAGTACGTCTGCATTTAAATGATCACTGCTACCCCAATAGGTACGCCAGTCACTTTCTTTTTTACCACGTCTTTTGTTTTTTCTGCCTTTGAGTGGTGGTTTAGTAGTTTTAAATTTTGCTAACTTTTTACCCACATACTTTTTATTGTTTGTGAGATTGGTAATCAAATACACAAATGCTTCACAATCGTCTGGAAGTTCTGTAATTAAATTATCTTTATAATACCAACTCATTATAGGTCTTCAGTGCCTTGCTTTCCGTTTTTCTTTTTAATATAGTTGTTAAGAACTTTTACGAATCTGTTTCGCTCTTTATTGCTCATTGCCCAAACTTCATTGTAAGATATTTTTCCTTCAGAGTAAACCACAATCTCAACAATTTGGTCATGTATGGCCTCTGAGTCTTTTCTTAACTTCTCTAGATACTGAACAATTTGTTCAGGTTCGGCCTTCCCTAGGAAGCCATGAAAAAATTTACAGGATCAAATGAAACTGCGGCTTCAAATTTGAGTGGACTATCTTTCTTTTGGCATGATTCCTTATCGCATTCGAATTCCATAGTTTTTTGTATTCCTATTTTGTTTATTTCAGCAACTGACTCTTCCACAGACTTACCTACTTCACTATCACAGTTATCTAAAAACTCTTTGATGTGATCTCTGTTTGTAATTTTTACCTTTTCTTTATCCTTTGTAATAGTGACACTATGTACAGCATCTAAAATTAGTTGATAATTCATGTCTGCCATTTTCATAAAACTTTCATTGAAAACTTTCAATCTGTCTATATCATCTGGCAGTTCTGACATGGCTTGTAAACTTCTTGTACTCTGGAAACTGGCAATACCAGCCTTGATTGTATTTTCATACTTAAAAGGTTTCACTTCTATTTCTAAACCTTTGCTTGTTGTTACAGTATATGACTCTTCCAGTGTTACCATTGTTTCCAAGGCGCCTTCGGCACTAGCAATACCTGTAATTGCTTCATTACAACTTGGGCATTCTGCAGTGACTTCTATGTCATCTCCATTTGTTGCTCCTTGTATAGCAATTAAAAGTGCGTCAATATCATTACTGATCATTTGCCTTGGCTCTTTTACATTTGGTACACAACTTGAAACCAACTGACATACTGCTTCGCCATTTAACAATGCGTCTGGATTTTTCATTATTAGCTCGTCTTTAGCAGTCATAGGGAAAACAGGCAGTTCTCCTGAATCTGGATATTCTACTACATCCTTCTCGTAAAACATACCTCCTGTAGGCAGTTTTACATATAACTTTGGCGATCTAAAGTATTCGCTTAACGGATTTGGTGTATTTGACATCTATTAAAACTCCTGTTAATTATTCTGATAAATATAACAATAAGTGATATTATCGAATAGTATTTATCATCATTAAAACTAGTGTTTATAGGAAAACTGAATGGCAACAATATCTTTTACAGATGGTAGCGGAGAAGTAAAGACCGTACCAACCTGGGCCACTGAAGCTCAGATGGAAAAGTTACTTACCTCTCTGGGCGCCAATGGAGACCAGAAAAAAGTTGCAGAAGTATCAGAAAAACTTGTAAACGAAATTAAAGACCTTAATCAGGCAGTACAAGATCTAGGTGAAGAAATAGAGGATATGCCAGATGAGATAAACGATACATTTGATACTATGAACGACGAATTAGAGTCGGTGGGTTTAAGTTTTAGAAGTATAATAGGCGGTCTTGGTGATGCTGTTGGAGGCTTTGTAGATTTCCTAGTAGGTAGTGCTATTGCAATTTTAGGTACAGCAATTACGGCCGTTACTGCAAAGATTGTACAATTAGGTAACAGTTTTAATGAACTCAGCCAATCTGGTCTAGCATTAGAAGGTTCTACTGCAATGAATATTGCCAGAATGAACGAGCTGGGACTGAGCACATCAGACGCTACTAAAACTATGTTGGAAAACTCCTTAGTGTTTAGGTCAATGGGCTCTACAGTAGTACCTGAAGTAATAGAATCTTTTTTAAATTTAACTGATCAGGGTGGAGACTTAGGTCTTGCATTAAGTGATTCCATAGATTTAATCATGCAAGAATTTAGCATGAGAGCAAATTTAGTAAACCTTGGTAGACTAGATGCAACTCAACGAGGACAGGCAATTAAACGAATTGCAGAAGTAAATAGAAATCAATTAGACTATAGTAGAGCATTGGGTGTTAGTACTGATGCTATGAGAGATTTTGCTGATCAGGTTATAGGTAATAACCAAATGCTATTATCAAATATAATCAGACTGCCTAACACGGTTAGAATGGAATTAACCACAGGTCTCACAGACTTTATTTCTGGTATGAGAGCAATGGGTGGAGAAGCCGGTGGTGAAATAGGTGCGGCTGTACTAGAAGCGGCCAGCATGGGTGCTATTGGTTTTAGTGATGCGGCATTTGAGTTTGTAAAGGTATTGCCTTCACTATCAGATAATATGCAAGATGTTATAGAGCAATTTAATTCTGGTGTTATTAGTGGCAGAGAAGCCGCTATGTCCTTTACAAATGAACTGGGTAATTTGAGTCAAGCAGAAAAAGATAGGGTATTCCTACTTGCTAGGGCGGGTGACGAACAAGCGAAAGCAATGGCAAGTGCTATTCAGCAGTTTGAGATATCTGCAGAAAATATGAAAAAACAAGGCACTTCTATAGAAAATGTGCAAAAAGGTTTTAATGCCTTTACTGCCGTAGTTGAAAAAGTAAAAGGTATGTTTAGTGCCGCCTTTAACAACTTTATGGACGGCTTTGGTGCAGGTGCAGGAGAAATGGCCGACTTTGCCCAAGGTATAGCAAATGCATTCCAGCCTTTAATGGCTTCTATTTTCGGATTAGATACCGGAATGGGGTCTACTAGTGAGGGTATGAAAAATTTAGGATTTAATGTTGCAAAAGGACTAACAGATAAAATTAAAGCATTTGCATTATTCCTAGCAGAGTCTATAGAGTATGCAAGAGGTTATTTTAAACAACTGGAAGGCGACAGCATTGGAGCAAAAATAAGCAGTCTAATGAAAGACATAGGCGAGGCTTTCCTTACAGGCATTAAAGATCTTATTCCTTGGGGTAAAGTAGCTCTAATTGTTGGAGGTTTAGTAGGTGTCGCGGCTGTTAAAGGATTAGTTTCAGGAATGGCTCAAGGAGCAGGTGCACAAATGGTAGGTGGCGCCGCCGCCGGTGGTGCTGGTGCTGGTGCTGGTAAAGGCATGGGCGGAATGATGAAAGGCATGGGCCGTGGAATGAAAGCATTGGCTGTAGGAGTTAGAGCATTCGCAAGTCCTATGGTTATTGCAGGTTTGGCCGTTATTACAGCCGCCATTATAGGTATTGGCTTTGCACTTAAATTAGCCGCTCCAGGTATTGAGGCATTTGGTAAAGCAATCAAGAGTGTTTTTGAAGGTATAGCCGCAGTTGTAAAAGCAGTTGGTGATTCTATTGCTAACATTATTGAAAAAGTTGGGCAAAACAAAGTTGCTAAAATAAATGCAAAAGCAGAAGCAATGGTTAAAACTACCAAAGCCACTACAGAAGCCATTAAGGAATTATCACATCTAGATCCTGCAAATGTAAAAGGATTAGCAGAAGGTATAGATCTGTTAGGGAATTCTTTAGGAACTTTTTCTGACAACATGTCGCCCAGTATGTTAGACTCATTGAGAGGTGGATTTGCCGCATTGTTTGGACAACAATCTCCTATACAAGCAGTTATGGAACTCACAACAAATGCAGATCCTATCAAAATGATGGATACTGCTAAAGCAACAATGGCCATTAATGCCGCAAATGCTGGTGCAACCGCATTAGATCCAAGTTTAACTCAAAGCACGTCAGTTGTCCAGGGAGGCACATCTAATATCACACAGATAGAAAATACCAATGATAATAGTGGTATGATGGAACTATTAAACACACTAATTGCTCAAACAGGTGAGCATTCAGAAATGATGAAAAAAACCAACAGATTGCTTGGTGAAATCAATACTAAAACATAATAACTAGCCAGTTAAATAATTTCAGTTGACAATAATCGATAAATAGTGTAATATAATACATTAAGGTTACATTTATGAGTTGGAGAAAATATTTTTCAAGTGTTGATAACAGCGGTTTACCATTAAACGTTACAGGAAACAACACTAGCACAGATGGTCCAGGCGCCGCATCTAGCAGATATGCTAGTTGGCTACCTGAAGTTTATGCTGGTTCTCCAAACAGATTGATGAG